ATAGCTACATCCAAAGCAGGTGCTACGGTAAATTGAACGGTAGTAGCGTTGGCAAGGGAATATGCAGTTGTAAGGACATCATCAAGACTTACCTTGATGTCAGTCTCATCAATATATGGAAAAACAAAGGAATAGGAAGTAGTTGTCCCATCCCCTGTGTATCTATTTTCAGTGATAGCCATTTACGCTAGTTAGTAATGGGAATGGGTGGATTAAATGTTTTCCATGACTCTGCCTTTAGTCTCACGAAGAGTTTTGTAAATATCAACACGTTGTTGTTTACGCTCTTCATAAAGCAAGCCAGTTTCAGCTGGATAAATTTCACGAACTTTTGCCCATGCTTTCTTACGTGCACGTTCAAACCTATCATTGATGATTTGATTATGCACATAGGCTTTCATCGGATCAAGTTCACGCTTACCGTTACGCAAATCGTCATTCATCCGTTGAACAGAGTTTTGAATTTTAGGATCTGCAGCCAGTTCATCAAGAGTTTTTTCCAGGTTCTGTTTACCAAGCTCTTGTTGGAACCAAGAACGGACGTGTGGATGGTCAGAAAGGTCAATACCATCAGGAGAACTGTAGCTCACCAAACGTAGGTCATAGTTACTATTCCACAGAAGATTACGTCCAGGACTATCTTCCATCTTAAGATTAACAGGACTCATAGCGTTCCACATACGCTCCATAAAGTTCCAATCCCGAATGGGTTTACCGTTAAGGAGATCGTATTTAATTGGAAGTGCTGCCACCTCATCAGAAGCAAAAATTCGTTCGCTAGAAAGGTTACGGTTGCGGATGCTTTCAGTGATACTACCGTTGATTTCACGCATGTATGGGCTAATGATTTTACCCAGTTCATTACGGAGACCAGCCAACGGTACAGTGTTGTTAGCAAGATTACCAGCAATCTTTTGCATTTGATAATCTTCACCAGCAAACAAGTCAACAAACTGACCAAGACCTTGAAGGAAGGATTTACTGGTAGCAGCGCCCATAGTAGCAAGCATGACCTTAGCAAGATTCTGTTCTGCCCACTGCGGACCCATTAGCTGCATGTTATCACCGATGTCAGCAATAGAAGCAAGTAACGTGTTAAACGGTTCAAACGAGTCATAACTGACCCACACATTACCAATCTTAATGCTACGAGGTTGCCAGCCAGTGTCCATCCACAGTTTACGCAGACGACGATCTTGTGGACCATTACCAGTAATACCGCCATTAAGGTAGTGCATACTAGCCATACTGACAATAGAACCGCCAATAATCTGACGACCAGTCATCAAAGCTTTAGCGTTAGCAAGGTCAGCAGCGTTAGTAATACCGTACTGAATCACATCATCCAAATCGTCTTCAGATGCCCGCATAATAGTGATAAACTCTTTATGCGCCATCCCAAGGATAGGACTGGTTTTATAGCTAAAGTTTAGACCGTTAACACCAGTACGTGCAAACAGGAAGAATGGTTTAGCAAATGGGAATTGATTAAAAGTTGTTTCAAGTCCCTTAGCAAACCCACTCAAATCTTGAGTAAGAGTAGCCTCTTTAACAGTTGATTTAAGATAAAGATCGCTTTCAAGGTTAATGTTACCGTCAGCATCTAGCAGATCCTTATAGAATGAATCTTCATAAGTCCGAAGCAGTTCTGGAGAAACTTCAGCAATGTCACCACGTTTGTGCACATCAAGTGCATGGTTCATTGCTTTCTCACGAGCACGAGCACGAGCCATAAGCAACGTAAACGCATCGTCAGTAGCACCCATAATAGAAGTGCTATAAGTCAGCAGTTTATTGTCATTAAGACCACGAGCCATGTTACCGATAGCAAATGCAGCTTTATCTGCATCACTACCACGTGTGTCTACCCAATGCTCATACAATGCCCATTGGTCGTCAGCTTTAGTACGTGCTTCCAAGAACCGTGTTTGAACAGTTGCAACGTCACCATTCCAATAAGAACCAAGGTTAGTTTTAAACAACTTCCAAGCTTCAGGAATAGTCTGCATAAAAGCGTTAAGAGATGCCATACTAGACTTAGCAGTATCCCAATCACCACGTGCACCGGCACCAACAGCGGTATTCATCGGACGAAGAACACCAGCAGTAAAGGTACCCATCATTGCACGGATAGGGGTCTTAGGACCGCTAAGGATGCTGTGCATCATCACACCTTGCAGTTCTTTAATGACAACGCCCGTATCACCTTGAATACCGAAGTTACGGATACGCTGCTTCATGTAAGCATCAAGATCCTTAAAGTTCTGAATCTTATTGCTCATAGAGAATGCCTCAGCCAAAGCTTTGACAACAGCATCATTATCAGACTGTTGTGCCATTTCCATAAACATATTGACAGCAGCTTCCGATTCAGCACGGAATGCTTCAACACGTTCATTCATAGCTTGCTTAGCCCGTGGACCTTGCAACTTACGGAACTCATTAGAGATAAGATAACGAGAACGCTTAACGTTAGTAAGACCAACAATCAAACGATCAGCAATAGTCTTCATCGGACCATCGGTATCCATCACGTCTGCAATGTCAAACAGTTCTCGGCTGGCAATACCAAGGTCACGCAGTTGAGAGAACAACGAAGCGTTTACAAGGTCAGCAGCGACAACGTTTTCCATTGCCCAAGCTTCCATGCTGTCAGGACCGCCAGTACGGAACGTAGGGTCATCAAAGAATGGACGCCAGAAATCTTCTGCATCAACAGCAGTAGCGTCACGACCCATTGTTTCCTGCATACGCCGGAAAGCATAGCCGTAGATGTCTTCAAAAGATTTACCTTGTGCTTTAGCCTCTCTGAGCATCTCTTGGTAACGAGAGTCAGTAAGAAGCTCTTTAGCCATTCGGTTCATCTCTTCGCCTAGCATACCGTTTTCGGTAGCCATACGATTAGCTTGAGCAGGAGTAAACACAGAGTCAGTAGAACCTGCCCCAGGCGTATCCCACTGCTCATCCATACGTTTAGCTTGCTCAGCACCGTCGAAGGCAGACTTAGCACGGGAGCTAGGAGCACCCAGCCAAGGGTCAGCCATATCACGGTTAGTGTAGGCGCTAAACGTACCTTTGTCTAGATCTGCTTTAGCATCATAGATTTGGTTACGGATGTTATCAAGTTGATTAGTGTAGAAGTCCCGATCCGGTCCTTCAGGCATGTTATCAATAATTTCTTGAATCCGTTGAAGCCGCTCTTCACCTTGTCGGATATTTTCAGCAGCAGCTGCATCATTGGCAGCATTGACACGACCTTCAGCATCACGTGCTTCATCTACTTGACGAGTGATGTCAGCAATACGATCATTGTCAATTGCTTCACCACCCTCAAACTTACGAAGCACAGAGCCAACAATAGCATCAGCTCCCATACCTTCAAAGGCATTCTTAAGAGTCTTTACCCAAGGATGGTCAGCATCTTTAGTTGCAAGATAACCAATACCACGATTAAGAAACTCACCCATGAATGGGACACGTTCAACAATCTTAGATTCGTAAATCTCCTGAGAAAGGTTACCCTCTTGCGAAGTAGAAGAGATAAGGTCACTAGCTGCACCAACAGCAAGGTCAGCACCAATGCCACCACCGGCAACTTTAGCACCAACACCAGGCACAGCCTTCACTCCACCGGCTAGACCAGTAAAGTGAACACCCATTTCAAGTAACTTACCCCACCAAGTTTTAAGGTTAGGGTTATAATCAGAAAGACCAAATGGATCAAATTCTGGTTTATAAGCGCCTGTCTCTTCGATTTCACGCTGCATAGCGCCAGTAGACATGTCAGTGACACGCTCAGGCAAGGTCATAATAGATGACCAAGTTTTAGCAGCACCGCCTTTAATAGCGTCAAACAGCTCAATGGTGTTTTCAGTAAGACCATACTGACTGGGGTTCATGCTATTCTTCATAGCACGTTGCTCATCAATACGAGCCTGAGCCTTCTGCTCAAGCGTCATATTGCTTTCGGAAATTAGATCAGGGTTAGCATTACCCTCTTCTAAAGTCCGACGCCAGATAGGCATCTTGGCTTTTTCTTCTTCAATTTGTTTCAACTCTTCTTCAGTCAAAGCTTGTTGCTCAGCTGGTTTTTGAGTTTCTTGTTGTTCTTTATCTAGGTGATGTCCGGTAAGATTAGCAAGACTTTGCGTAGCATCGACATCGACTTTAGAAGGATCAAAACTACTATAAGTCATCGGTAAACTCCGGTATATTCAAAGTGACCACCGTGGGTATTGCGGTAATCATGAGGATAGAAACCAAACTCACCGCCACGACGACGAACCCAGTCATTAAAAACGCGATCTTTACCTACGCTTGAACAGTCAAAACCTAAACCGTGGTTATGAGGACCACCGCTTGCTGGATTATAACCTTCTTTAACAAGGCGCATATACTCAGCTTCATCACGGTAAACATTAGTCAAGAACTTAGGGTCAAACTTAATACCATCAGCTTCCATTGCTGCAACCATACGTTTAAAGTCTGAAGCAGCAGCTGGGATAAATTTAACTTCACGACCTTTGTAGTCAGTGTAGCCGGTAGACACAACATTGCTATTACCGCGATAACCGCTCTTAGTGCCAATTACATTGGTCTTGTACAAGTTAGCAGGTGAACCACTTTGTTGAGTTTGTCCGGGTTTAAAGGAAGTAGCATTAGCTCTCAACTGTTTTTTATCCGTAGGTCTATAGTTCATAAACCGGCG